TGGCTCTCCAAATGTTATAGAAGATGAATCAGCTCTTATTGAAGATATTGTCCATGCTAAAGTTATGAGAATGCTCGGCGGTTATAAAGATAATTTCCTCGTTAAAATCGGAAATCCTTTCCGCAGAAATCATTTCTTAAGAAGTTATCTATCAGATAAATATCATAAATTTATAGTAGATTATAGAATAGGACTTGAAGAAGGAAGATTAACTCAAGATTTTATAGATGAAATGAGAGAAGAACCGCTATTTGATATACTTTATGCTTGCGAATTTCCTCCAGAAGATATGATAGATTATAAGGGATGGATGTCACTTCTATCAGAAAATACTATAAATCAGGCTATGTCAAGAAATGTGAGACCAATAGGGCGATGGAAAATGGGAGTCGATGTAGCAAAAGGCGGAGATGAAAATGTTTTTGCTTACCGATGTAAAAACTATGCATTTATAAAACATTATGATAAAGACCCAGATATTATGAATACTACAGGAAAAATTAAACTATTCAGCCAGCAAGACCATATACCGCCATCAGAAATATATATTGATGAGACAGGATTATCTGGAGTAGCAGATAGACTTAATGAACTTGGGTATACAGTAAATCCTGTAGTATTTAGTAGACAGGCAAATGAAAGAGATAAATTCTATAACATAAGAGCAGAGATGTATTGGAAATTAAAACTATGGCTCGAACAGGGCGGAACTTTACAAAAAGATGAATATTTAAAAAAACAATTATTGGCAATCAAATATAAAGTTATAGATAGCAATGGAAAAATTCAAATAATATCTAAAGATAAAATCAGAGCAACAGGACTCGGTAGCCCAGATAGAGCAGACGCTCTTGCTCTAACTTTCTATGGTTATGATATAGATAATCAATATATAGATGATATAGATTACGATGATTATAATCCAAAGTATAAATCAGGAAGAAGTTATAAATAAAAAAAATATCTTGACAAAACTATCTAATAAACTTTAAAATCTGATTATGCCATATAAAAAGTTTACTAAATTTGTTAAAGGAAAAAAGAAGTGGTGTATTAGAAATAAAAGGACGGGACAAGTAGTTTGTTATCGCTCAAAAGAAGCAAGAGAAAAAGGTATTAGAATGAGAGAGGCATTTAAACACGGATGGAAACCGACTAAATTAAAGTGATAGAAGAAAAAGATAAAACCATAATTCATTTAAAACTGACTGAAGAACAAGAACAACAGGTAATACAAGATATAGAAACCGAACTCGCAAGAATCCAACAGGAAAGAGATGAAAATGACCTTGAAGAAAAATGGCAGGAAGAACTAAATCTATATGAAGGAGTAGTAGAACCGAAAGATTTCCCCTGGGAAGATTGCGCAAATTATCATATTCCTATAACAGCATATCACGTTGATGTAATAACTATTAAAAGTAAAAAACATACACTATCAGCCAAACCTATAATATTATTGGAATCAGAAATTGATGTTGAACAAAATTTAAGAAATAGAGAAGATTTTATTGATTTTAAATTAAGAAAAGAAGTCGGAATAGAAGATTTAATATCAACTGTATATAGATATGCTGTAATTCAAGGCACTTCCTGGGTTAAAGTCCCTATTGATAAAAGATTAGAACCTATTTGCTATATGGAAGAATATAAACCAATCCCAGAAGATATCCAACGTTATAAATTCGAAAGTAGATTTAGACCAGAATCAGAAAGACAAAAAAATCTTGAAAAATTATTAAATGGAGAATCAATATATGTCCGTGTAGATACTTATCAGGAACTATATTTCGCACCTAAACCTTATCGTGTCCCTATAGAAGATTTATATGTAAGACCTTCTATAAAAGACCTATTAAGTCAGAGATTAATAGCGGAAAAATTGAAATTTACCTGGAATGATATCCAATATAGAATTGATATAGGATATTATGATAAAGATAAAATAGAAAAAATAAAACAGGAAAAAGGAGAAAAATACTTCGAAGGAGATTATACATTCTATGAATGTATATTATATTCAGATATAGAAAAAAAAGGACAATTCAAAAGATATGTTTTCACAATAGAAGATTCTACAAGAACAATAGTAAGAGCAATATTATATCCCTATAAGCACGGGAAAATATATTATGTCCCATATTATGCTATACCAAGAGATGATTCTATTTATGGATATAGTATACCAGAGAAAATAAAAGACCTCAACAAAATTATAAATAATCTATGGAATTCAACCTTTGATATTATATCTATGCACGTTAATCCGCCAAAACAAGTATCGGATAAAAATATAGACCTAAATTCTATCAATTGGGGTCCTGGAGCAATTGTCCCGACTTTAAAGGGACTTGATACTTTTCGCCTTCTAATTCCAGATTTAAGAGGCACTGACGCTATGAACCTTATCCCATTAGCAGAAAGATTTACAGAATTCGCCTCTGGCGTTTCAGCAGGAATGAGCGGACAGGAAACACTCCTCGACCCAAGAAGCCCTGCCTCTAAAACCGCTATGCTACTAAGAGAATCTAATATAAGAATAGAAGATATTATTAAAGAACTCCAGAAAGGAAATTCAAAACTCGCAGAACAAATCGAAAAACTATACTGGCAATATAAACCCGAAGAATTTCAAGGGAAAAATATAAATCCAGATGTAAAGGTAAGATATATTCCGCACGGATTATCTCTTGAAGTCAATAAAGAAATGGAACTATCTGCCCTTATAAACTTTATGTCAACAATACTTCCACTATTCCCAGAAATAGCACAAAATCCAGAAGCAAGAAAAATAATTATAGAAGCATATATAGACGCACTCGGCGGAACTATAGAAAAGAAAAAAGATAAATTATTAGCACCATTAAAACAACTTCAAGGACAAAATCAAAATCAATTACAACAGCAAATAGACGCCATTACAGAAGAACTTATCCAGCAAGGGGCTTCACCAGAAGAAGTTCAAGAAGCGATAAATGAACTTATGCAAGAACAAGGGCAAGAAACATGAATATATTTGAAAAAATAAAATCTAAAAATATCGAAAGATTAGAAAAAATAAGAAAAATAAAAGAACAACAGAAAATTAAAAAAATATTAAAAAATAAAAAAGCAACAATAATAAAAAACCTTAAAGAACAGGCAACTGAATTCTTTGGTCTTCTAAAAGACCCAAGATATAAATATTATCAGAATTTTATAAAAGAATTATCAAATATTATGAATGAAAAATTAAAAGAAATAAACCTAAATCCAAAATTATCATCAGACCAAAGAGCATTGCTATCCGCTCAATTATCAGCACAAATTGAAATAATAAACTATCTTATAGAATATCCTTTACAAATTATAGAAGAATACGAAAAAATCAAAGAAATCAAAAAAAATACTTGACACATCTATAACACAACTTTTAGAATTAAATCAAATTACGACTTCCGAGAGTCGTAAAATCTCGAGTAAGTGAGGAGGAAGTTATGTCAAATGAAAAAAATTTTGAGGAACAGGAAGAATTATTCAACCAGCAAGAAGATTTTAACACAGAAGAAGATGGAGAAACTAATCAAACCCCTTCTGGCGAGGGTGATGAGCCAGTAAATTCAGAAGAAGTAGATGAAAAAGGTGTGCCCTGGAAAAATAGGGCTAAAGAATATGAGAGAAAACTTAAGAAAAAAGAGGAAGAAGTATCTCAAATTCAGGCAAAACTCCAAGAATTAGAATCAAAAATTTCTTCTGGAACTCAATCTTCTTCTCAACAGAAAAAATCTGTAAATCAGTTTCAAGCCCTCAAGGAAAAACTCGCTGAAATCGGCTATGAAGATGATGAAGTAATCAATTCTCTCGTCTCTTCTATAGAGTCAACATTGCAGGAAAAAGAGGAACAGCTCAGAAAAGAAGTATTATCATATACTCAACCTGCAATACAATCAGCGAGAGAAATGATCCTTGAGGATATTAAGAAAACTGATAAATATGGGCTGGTTGATAAATATAGGGATGAGATAACAGAGGAACTTAATAAACTTCCTCCACAATACTGGACTGACAAACAAACTATTAAGTCAGTAGTTCAACTCGTAGCAGGTAGACATCTCGAAGATTTCTTAAGTGAAAAGAAAAATAAATCTGGTAATCCTCCTGTTGAATCGTCCAGAACTTTTGGCGGTAAAACAGGGAAAAATTTACCTGCTATGGAAAAAGAAGCAATAGAATATGCAGACCAGCATGGCATCCCCGTTGAAAAAGCACGGGAAATTATTAAGATTAAGCATAAAGCATTGGAAAATATAGCATAGGAGGTGAAATACTATGGCTAAAGTAAAATATGGCAAAATTTTCGGGAATTCATCCTTCACCGCTCAGTCTTTTCCAGTAGGAGCAAGTCAGGTATTTAAAGCACAGAGCGGTAGAATAGTCAAATTAAACTCTGGTTATCTGGAAGTAGCAGGCGATGGAGATGGAGTTGTATTCGGTTTTGTAGATGTCGGAGACCTTACTGTAACCAGTGCAGGCGATGTCTCTTTACCCGTTGATACATCTCTTGACGCTGCCTACGAACTTCCAGTAAAACGCACAGCAGGAGATTTTACAGAATCAGACTTATATGGACTGATAGGTAAAACCTGCGATTTAATCGTTGAAAGTAACATACAGAAAGCCAACCTTGATACAAGCGATGAAGATACCATCATTATAGTCGGCGGAAATGTAGAAAATCAGACCGTCTATGTCAAACTTAATCCTGCAAAAGTAGGCGGAACTGGTGTGGCATAATTTAAAAAAGATAAATTTAAGGAGGTGAAACTATGGCAGCAAGAAGTGATTTAATTAAAGGATTACAAGCGGATTTACACAAATGGTATTGGGAATCAGCAGACCCTTACTACAAGAGTTATAGCCCGATATATCCCAAAATAGCAGATGTAAGAAAACTTAGTGAAATTAAGGGGCCTTTCTACCAGACAACTTCTGCTCTTGGTCTGGATGAACTTCCTGAAAAGAAAGAAAATGAATCTATTCAGGAACACCAAATTTCAGAAGGATATACTATATACATCAAGAAAAGGACTCACGCAATCAAAATACCTATTACTTATGAGTTAAGTAGAGATTTCTGGAGAGCAAAAGATTTCTTAAGAGATTTCATTAAGAAAAACGGTCCCCAAGCAGTTTTAAACACCTTTGAAAAAGCACTTGCTAATATATTCAACTATGGTGGATATACTTCAGGAGCAGATATATTTGATAATTCCATTCCTGGAATATTAAGCCCTTCTTATGGTAACCTCTGTTATGATGGCAAACCCTTCTTTGCCCTTTCTGGAAATGAGAGGTCTGCCAAAAACGGAGATACTTACTACAATGGTTTAGCGCTTACATTGGATTTTGATAATCTGAAAACAGCACACAATCTGCTCACAGGAACTAATGCCAAGAGAGAGGATGGTTCTCCTTTTGATAATACACAGAATAAAATAATCGTTGTCCCAACTCAATTGGCACTTGACACTGACCGACTTATAAATTCAACACTTATCCCAGATTCAAACAACAATGATAAAAACCCATTGAAAGGCGAATATGAGATAGTTGTTAATCCTCACTTTACAACTTCAACATCATGGGCAATTGGAAGAAAAGGATTTGGAATTGTTATGTTCCTCCCAGATGGTCCTACATTCGATGTGTGGGAAGATATGGATACAAAACAAATTAAGGCAAACATACTTGTTGATTTCGCAATAGGAGTTACCAACTGGAGAGGTTGGGTTGGCAGTAATTTTCCAACATCTGCATAATTTGAATTGGGGGGTTAATATATGAGTCAGCGAGATGATATACTGACCATAGGAACTTGTGCTATATGTGGCGCAAGAGAAAAACTATATAAATATAAAGGTGAGTATTATTGTCTCGCTGACTATCGCATTCAGAAGGATAGAGCCAACGCTAAAAAAATGGAGCGGGATAGAATAAGAACTCAGGAAAGATTTAGAAAGTGGACGAGTTAAGAAAGAACAATGTTAAGGAGGTCAAAGAAAATGAAAAGAATTATGCTATTCATAATGTTTTCTTGTTTTACAAATCTTGCTATTGCTGGAACTACTAATCCAGAAAGTGATTATGTATGGAAAGCAGGATATGATGTAACACTTACACAGGGAGATTTAACTCTACAAAATGGAGATTTGTCTGTAACTGGAAATGTTACCGTAACTGGAGATTTGTCTCTTACGGGTAATATAACATCAGATGGATTAGAAACAAAATCAGTATCTTCTACCGTATATTTAAGCACAAGTTCTTCATTATCTATAACAGATTCAGTAATGGTTATATGCGGAACAGGAACTATTACCAGTAATGCTACCCCCTTCATTTCTACTACAACTTATACAGAAGGGACGCATTTTATGATAGTCGGTGGAAGCAATACCGTAACTTTACAGGATAATGGGACAAAGTCAGGAACTCTTCTTGAACTTGGTGGAAACACAAGAAGCGTGGGACAGAATGACGTTCTTGAACTATTATTAATAAATGGTAAATGGATAGAAGTAGGATTCGGAGATAATTAAATTATTATATGTTTTATAGGAGGATAATATGCCTAAGAAAACTATGGAGAAAAAATCTACTGTTAAACAGCAAATAGCAGATGATAAGCCCAAGAATTTTGAAACAAAAAACGTAAAAATAAAAGAACAACTTATAAAATATGGGTATAATATAATAGAAATAAAATCTCCAGAACCTCTTACTTATGTGTTTGATATTGATGAAGAAAGTGCGAAAAAATTGCTTTAAGCAGAATGAAAAAAAATATTATAGCAATAATATTATTAGCGGTTTGGAATTTATACCCATTAACATTTGAAGATATAGTAAAACAGGTAAGATTAAAACTACAGGATACAGGACCAACATCACAAGATTATTATTACAATAATGATGACCTATATAGACAAATAAATATTGTCCAGAATGAAATAGTAAATCTAACAGACGCAATTGAAACATATACAATAATGTCAGTAACAGCAGGACAACGGGAATATCAAAAACCTTCAGATGTATTAAGAATAAAAAGAGTAGCATTCTGGATTAAACCATCTACAACAGCATTTAAACGACTTGATTTTATAACTCTTAATGGTCTTGATGTCCAGACATCTCATTGGCAGAAACTTGCTGATGGACAACCAACTAAATATTATGAAAGAGGAAACTATATAGGTCTTGTCCCCGCTCCTTCAACAAGTTATTCCACATCATCGGCTTTATGTATAAACTATATAAAACTCCCAACTCAAATATCTACAAGCACTTTAACAAATGAAGCATTTGATGGATTATCTTATCTTAAACCATATCATAGTATTATAGTTATAGGAACTGTAGCATACTTAACACTAAATCCAGCATTATTACAACAATATTATTACTTAATAAATATTATGAAAGAAAAACTCGCAGGAAAAGAAGCACAATTTCCTGGACTTACTATATTTGAAAGGGATTAAATGAATGAAAAGAAAAATTTTAATACTGGGCTTTGTCCCAATTATATCAATAATATTATATCTATCAGCAAAAACAATATTAAGAAAATACGACTTAAATGACTTCTCTGGCGGTGTAAATACTAAAATATCACCGCATATATTACCAGATAATCAGACAGAATACGCACAAAATGTTCTGTTTGATGAAACTCTCGGCATAAAATCAACTCTCGGCATAAAATCCAGAGCAGATTTATATGGAACACTTGAAATTTCTTCATACCCAGTAGCAAATAAACATATACTAAAAATGTGGGAATATAAAAAAAGTAATGGCTCAAGATACCTAATAGCACAAGCCGAAGACGAATTATACGCTACTTCAGATAAAAAAACTTGGGTTAAAATTAAAGATAATATAGATTGGCAGGCAAGTAGATTAAATGCTACTGTATACGATGATAAAATGTTTTTCTGTAACGGAATGAATTATAACTTCGTATGGACTGGTTCTCTAACAGAAGATTCCACTGAAGATATAGAATGGATGCCGAGAACATATTACATTACATCTCATAATAATATGCTCATCATTGCTGGGACATTAGATAATCATAATATATTATATTATAACCTTATAGGATATGACCCATTGGAAGAAAATTCTTGGAACGAAGCAACTCAATATATCACCATAGGGAATAAAAACGGAGATGATATAACAGGATTATATTCGTATAATGGAAACCTTATAATATTTAAAGAACATACAATATGGGCTTTAATAGGGTATTCTTATGACGATTGGCAACTTATACAAATTGATAATCAATATGGATGTCTATATCAAGAAAGCATAACAACAGATAAAGGAGTATTAAAATGGCTCTCGAGTGAAGGAATAATAGCATTTGATGGCGGAAATGTATTTAAAATAGATTATCCAATAGAAAATTTAACTAAAAATTCAAATAATACATCATCAAAAGTTGGATATTTACAAATTACCGATACAGATGACTTTGAAACAGGCACATCTACCAATATAGAAACAAACGAAAATAAATTAACATTATCTAACGAAGTAGAATCAGCAACTTGGGAAGATTTTGATAATAGTATGGGAACATATACATATACTACATCTAAAGGGGGAAATATAATATTAAAAGAAACATATTATCCGCAAGGGTTAGCTTTAGTAACACCAGAAGAAAAAAATAGAGGAAGTTATTCTTTCTCTGATTATATAAGTATAAAAACAGTGGATTATGGTGCTGATAATTTTGCTCAAATTGTTAGATATGGCGGAAGGTCACAATATAATCATCTATTTACTTTATATGCCAGAGGCGGATATCGTAGAACCCTCTCTTGGGGGGGATTTCATAATGATTATTATGATGATGACGCTGATAGTAAAAGAATAATATATGATTATTCAGGATGGATAGAAGAAAAAAATTGGCAATCTATCAATGGAACAAACTCATTTGATTATGATATAATAACTTATGATTTCGGTGAAACAAAAGATATTACAAAACTATATATAAAAGGTAAAATGGACTTGTTAAAAAAAGTATATACCGACGATAGAAATGATGTAAGATTATCAGAGAACCACCATTCTTGGAAAATAAAAATAATTCTTTGCACTCCTTATAAAACTACTCAAAATACAGAAGAATGGGCAGAAATATATACGCATACAATGGATGCATATTTTAATACCGAAGGTGACCCCTATTTTGCAACATCAGCTTTTCCTGGAACGGAAGAAACAAAAAATTTCGAAATATTATTATCAACAGAAACAACTTTTATAATGGGAACTGTTGAAAGATTAAAAATAAAATTAAAAATAGAACCAGATATAAGTTTCGTATATGATACTGATTGGGAATCTGAAACAAGAAATATGGAACTATGGTTACAAATAAAATCACTCCGATTATCAGAAATAAAATTGTATGAAGATAGAGAAGGTTATCTATTGGTAAATGATACAGGAACATTTATATCAAATGTATATGATTTTAATCAGAAAGTTATACTCGCAGAGCCAGAAATATCAGACGCAATAACATCTCCAGCGACAGCACAATATTACATTCAATACAGCACAGATAACATTAACTGGAGTTCCTGGACACAAATATATGATGAACAGAATATAAATCAAGAAGCAAAATATATTAAATGGAAAGCATATTTTGAGACCCCTATAGACAGTTTTACAACCGTTATGCTTGATGAATTTAAACTAAATGCTTATCATTCCTCTGGAACGTGGATAAGTCAAAACTATAATATAAGCGAAATAAATACATATAAATATTTTATAACAGATGATGATACAAATAATAAAACAATAAATTACTATATTAAAATAGCAACATCAAGTTCTTCGTTAAATTCAAAATCCTGGACGCAAATAAATTCAGGCGATTTAATACCAAATAAAATAACAGGATTAACATCAAACGATAAATGGATAAAATTTAAAGTATATATGGAAACTAATGATAGCGATTATATTCCAGAAACAAATTCAATATTTATAAACTATGTCATAAACAATGACCAAATTATACCCACCGCACAATCTATAAATGATAGATACTGGATAGCATTATCAACAGGAAATGATAATTATAACAATATAATATTGGTAAATGATAAAAGAAATAATTGGACTATCTTTACAGGATTAAATGTAAATTGTATTACAAAATATGATGATAACTATTATATAGCATTGGCAGACCAATATAAAATACTTAAAATAGGAGAATATCCAACAGATAACGGAAATCCTATATTGGCTACATGGGAAAAAACTCTTAACTTCGGAACTCCACATAGAGATAAACATATAAAAACAATATATTTAAACTGCAAAAAAGTATCCTCTGGAATAATACAATTTGGATATAATATTGAAAATGATACTACAACATATTATTTAAGCAATATAGATATATCTGGGACAGGAGAATTAAGCGAAAAAAGAAATATCCCTAACCATAGCGGAGTTAGATACTTCAAAACTATAATAAAAAGCACAGCACCAATAGAAAT